TGCACGAGTCGAAAAAACTACTGTTGAAATTATTTCAAATTCTGATTCGGCTGCTGTATTAAATGCACAAAATGAAGGTAGAACCTATGACATAAACATGACTTTCTTTGAACGTTGTGCAAAACTAGGTGTCATTGCAGCAATATTTACTATGCGACCTGAATCCACTAAAGAAACTAATGAAACAAAGCGAACCTATACATATGGATGTCGGGAGTTCAGTATTTTCTTGTGTGAATATTTGAGTTCAGCAGGTAGAATAGTACCCTGGATCGGGAATTTAATAGCCAATATAACCCTGGTCCGGTCATTAACTAGCTCTCATTGAAGAGGTCTTTCTGTTGTTGGAAGGTGGGAGTATATACCTAAATCACAGATAGGTCATGGTATGCTCCCGGAGGTGAACATGCTCAAAGGGTTTGGGCATGATTTCAATCATTTCTTTTTACCTCCGTATGTTACAATATGTGATATTGATATTATCCTCCAACAACAGAGACCTTGTAGGTCAAAATTTGTACGTGTACTACCCAAGTTTGTACGTAATAAATGCACCGTATATGCTAACAGTCTTGATAATTTGGTTTCTGCCATGTATCGCCAGACTATAGCTAATATAGAACCAAACCCTTTAATTTTAAAAGGGTTTTTAGAGTTTTTCAATTCCACAATACTTGACGAATTGGCCACACTCATCACAGGTATACAGGTGCATCCAAAAATATGGTATAATCATCTTACATATTCACAACAGGTAAAGGTAAGTAAATATTTTAAAAACCCTGATATGGATATTACTGATCCCATGTACTATACCTGCATGTGTAAATCCGAAAAACAGTTTGGGGACAAACCTAAAACCCGATGTATTTCCGATGCATGTCAGTATGATAAGTTCCTTCTTGGGCCTATTATTTATGAACTACAGCAGCACCTTAGAAGTATGAAAGGATACGCACCTGAAATGACTTTTGAAGATAAAGCTGCTGAATACAACAGGTGGCATGCTAATGGATGGGAAATATTCTGTTTAGATATCAACGGATTCGACAGAAGCAATGGGAAAAGATTAAAATTTAAAACTCATTTCCCGATCTATGGATTAATAGCTGATTTAATGAATCTGGCTAAATTATGTGATTCAGGTAAAATCACCAGGAATGCATTCATGAAGCGCTGTAAGATCAAAATTAAGGATAGCATGTTGCCCGATTCAGTTAAGGAACAATGCTACATAATTATAGAAGCTACAGTGTTCTCGGGTCGTTCATGTACGACAGCAATCAATACTATCGTGATGTCAGCAATAATGAGATATATCATGGAAGTTATACTTGGGCTTAGACCAGATGAATATGGATTGATGTGTTGTGGTGATGATTCTATAGTAGGATACCCATCAGGCATACCGCGTGAATACCTGAAAGAAATCATATATCAGGTGTTTGCACAGCCAGGACACTACACACACCCAATGTTGTACCCGTTTATTCAACATGGTATTGGTATGCAGGTCAAGTTTATATTACAGGGTTCGGTACAGGATGCTGATTTTTGTTCCACAATTACATTTTACTGTGAGGTGTGCAAGAAATACCGCCTACTTAAAAAACTTGACAAATTTGCAGCATCTATTATCTATTCTATTAAAGCTGCTGGTTATTCTGAGAAAAATTTCAAAGCATATATGCAGGCTATGTATGTAGGTAACAAACATTGGATCAATGATTTGCCTATTTATACACAACTTAATAATTTGTTGTATACAGGCTCAAAAGATATTATTGACTTCAAAGATGGTAACAAGAAAGAAAAAATACCACTGAACTATGATGAACAACTACATTATGAGAAGTATTATATTAATGCCTATAATAAGGATTATGACAAATATATTAAGATATTTGGCAATCATGATGATGCATACACTTTTGCAGGAAAACATCAGGAATCTTATCAATGCTGTAATGATGCACTCATGAATCGATTTAAAACGCTATATGGATGGTCCATAAATGATATACAAGTAATAATCCATACTTTGTGTAATATGGAACCAACAACAACTATACCTTTATTGGATGTAGGTTTTGAATATTATGAAAACACATATTTAACTAGCTTGAAGATGTAATTTAAAGTTTGCTGATTTATTAAAACAGCAGTTCGCACATGTCCAAAGGACATATACAGACACCTAACGATCGTCTGTTCTTGTGTGGTAGACAGGGTAGCAACAGTTGTGAACTGGCCTTCGG